ATTATATGCATAATAATCGTTTGTTAAATTAAATGTCATACTAACTTGATCATTAATATATGCATAAGGTCTTTTAAATGCCTTTTGGCTTGTAAAGAAATCTTGTGTTGCGATCTGTCTTCCCGGCATTGAAACAGATTCACAGAATAAAAACATATCACGCGGATCATTAATAAATCCGCCAAAACCAATACTACCACCCGATAGTGCTGATCTCGCTACGTTAGAAATAATACCACTTAAATCTGTATTGATTAGACCACCAAGTAGTCCACCCTTTTTACCAGGATGAGAAATATAGATTGCATATCTATTTGCTCGAGCAGGTCCGCCTCGTCTGCTAATAGATGCTTTAAGAGTATCGATACTTGCTGGAATTGGCATTAGATCATTTTCCTTGATTGTGCCCAAACTTTACGAGCATTCATTTTTCTAAACTGTTCACTTGGTAAGAACATAGCAATTTCCCATTCAGGTGCTTCTACCATTGTAACACTTGATTCAACATGTCTAGTTAAATAATGCTTAAAGCATGGCTTATAGTATTTAAGACTTTTGACAGAATTTAATATTTGATAATTAATTTTAAATTTAGTGTCTTCATTAAACTTTTGATTGTTTACAGTATCTAATAATCCATCCATCAACTTCGCGCGAAGAGTTGGATGTAGATAGTGCAAATTCAAACCATAGAAACCACCAGGAGCTGGACCCACCATAATTGTAAGAGGGAACGCATCGTAATATGGTAATGTTTGTCTATGTTTTGGATCATAGAAGAACATATACATTTTACCAATTCCTGGTCTATTTCTTTTAACCAAAGCAGGATCTCGTAATAGTTGACGTCTATTGATGTCACCCATCTCTTTAATCTTACCTTGAAACCACCGACGCGACTCCGCTGTGCGGGCTGTAATGCCAGCTCGGAATGCTTCGTATTCTAGAGTTTGAAATAATGATTCTGCCATGTAGTTATTTATATCACTTTGCGAGAGTTTTGATTCCAAGTTGTTTTAGAGTGTCTTCAGTCCAAACTTGGAATGTAGCATTATTCTCTTGAGCAAACTTGTGAGCGGCTTTCCATTTGCTTTGATTCTTTACGTATGTCAAAGCTTCAGATAAGTATCGTTTCGTTTGACGTTTACCTTTCTTTGGAGGACGTGTATCTTTCGCAGGTTTAATCTCAATTAAATATTTCTTACCATCTTTTGTTTTGAAATAAATATCAATGAAGTAACGATGGACTTTGCGATCGGTATCACACACGTACGGAATAGCAACTTCTTCGCTGCACCACTCGACAATATTGTCTTGAGCTTCTAACCAGCGAAAAGTGTTACGTTCCCATAACGATCTAAATACGACTTTGGTTGGATCACCTGCGTATTTCTTCTTATTTTTTACTGTGTATTTTCCCTTGTAAGCCATTATAAATACTCTTAACAGATTTAAACTATTTATGGCGTTTCAAATATGGCAGTTAATCAATTCGAATTAAACCGTGGCGGCCGAAGTGAAGCTGTGATGAGATATCCAGCCAAACAAGGTAATGCTCCTTTTGTACTATTTACACGACACAGAGCACAATACTCTAACGCTGCAGCGGGTGGTGAAGTAGCACTTACTTCAGATAGAATTCAGGGCTTACAAGGTACCTCACAAGGAGTCGTGCTTACTGAAGCTGGCATGGTTGCAATGTATATGCCAATGGGTATTTCTATTGGTGATTCAATGATGTATGATACTGCCTCAACTGGTATAATTGGTAACCTTATTGGAGGTTACATGGATGGAACCGGTGTTGGTGGTGCTTCTCTTACAGAAGAAAAGATTCAAGGATATATTAATGATCCAAGTACTTTACTCGACGCTGCCACAGATTTTGCGGGTGAAGTAGCTGATGATGCTGCATCAGTTGGTACCAACTATGGAGGATTAGCCGCAGGTTCTATTGCAGGTGCTATTTCTGCTTCTCAAGCAAAGTCATTAAAAGCATTGGCAGCACTTGGTCTTGGTTCTGCTGCTCTCGGTGTTGGTGTTGGAACTGCATTACAAGAAGCAAATAAAGCTATACAGAAAAGTTTAAACCCAAGAGAGTTTTTGCTTTTTAAAGCTCCAACTTTACGTTCTTTTTCAATGCAATTTAGATTTATACCAGAGTCAGCGGGTGAAGCTGATACAGTAGATAATATCATTAAGTTTTTTAGAGAAGGTATGTATCCTGAAATTACTCAATATGGATTTGGCTATAAATTTCCAGATGCATTTCAAATCCAATTTAAAAAAGTGAATGGTATTCCTAAACTTCCAGAAATGTTTTTAGAAAATGCTTCAATAACATATAACCCTAATTCAATGTCATATTATAAATCTGCAGATGGCGGCAGACCTGTTGAAGTCTCTTTGTCACTAACCTTTAAAGAACTACAACCTCTTAATCGTCAGCTTATACAAAGAGGAGGCTTCTAATGTATTTTAAGAATTTTCAGAAAATTGATTACGATGTTAGAGGTAACGGTTTTACACAAAAGCTAACTAACATTACTCAGTTTGCAAAACTCGGTTCTAAACTTTTAGATGATATTAGTTTATATACCTATTATACAATTGGTGATAGTGAAAGACCTGATTCTGTTTCCTATAAGCTATATGGTACAACTGATTACTATTGGACATTCTTTTTAATTAATCAAAACTTAGTTAATGCTTATAATGATTGGCCAAAGAGTTCTTCAAGCTTAAAAGAATTTGCTGAAGAAAAATATCCAAATTTTGCTGGAATTTCTGCTGTTGTAAGTAATTCATTTGATCCTATCGCAGGTAAATTTGAAATTGGTGAAACAATTACTGGTGGTGTTAGTGGTGCAACCGCAATGATTACTGGTAAGTATCCAACAGATGGGTATATTACATTTAAAGTTTTAACAGGGACTTTCTTAGAAAGTGGTGAAGGTTTATACGGTCAAACAACTAATGACTTCTTAAACACTCAATCAATTGTACGAACTGCGTATGCTCCAAAATATTGGATTGATGACGCATCAGGTGAGAGAACAAATCGCCGTACAGCTGGAACAAGTCCATATACTTTTTACAATTATGAATATGATGAAAATATTCGTAAATCACAAATTAAAGTATTAAAAAAGAAATACGTGGCCGAAGTTGCACGTGTCTTCTCTAGAGAAATGAAGAATAAAGCACAATGAGTACATTTGAATCGATTGTACCAAATAGAGTACAAGTTGTTAGAGCATATATTATTTCAGGCATTACTCAACAAGCTTGGGATATATCTTCTAACATTCCTAAAATTGTATTATACGAAAATATATTCTCTCCATTTATTAGTGGAGAGGTTTATATTGCTGACGATTCGAATTTAGTTAACGAAATCCCTTTAGTTGGTCAAGAAGTTTTTCAATTATATTTTCAGTACAAAGACAAAGAAATTGCTAGAGACTTTCATGTTGCTGAGATTGAAAATATAAAAAATAATCAAGATAGTTATGGTAGTTACGTTCTAAAAATTGTAGACCATAAACAAATGTTGAATGCTATTAATACTTTTTCTAGATCTTATTCTGGTCGTAATACAGATATTATTGCTAACATTCACGGTGATTTTTTAAACTCTGAAATTGAAGTTGTTTCTCAGGGTGCATCTTCTCATAATGTGGTATTCCCATATGGTAAACCATATCAAGCAATTACTATGATGCTTAAAAATACTTTTGCTGCTGATGGTAGTCCATTATATTTGTATGATTCATTAAATGGCGGAGTAGTTTATTTAAAATCTTTAACTGATATGTACGAAGAAGATCCGCTTATTATTGATAATGTTAATAACGTAAATGATGATGAAGATGGTCAAGCTCAAAGACAAATGCCAGACCAAAACACAACAGCATCTACTCAAATTATTCGAAGAGCATATCCTACATATCGAAATATTAATGAAGGATATTTTGCTTCAAATATTACTACTGTTGATATTGCAAATAAAACTTATACAGATAATGTTTATAACTATAATGTAAATTATGAAGAAGAACACGAGTATCATAATAAGTATTTGTCAGATAACTATAGAGTAGATGAAAGAACTTTATATAATATTCCAGAGGCTTATAAATTATTATATTATACAAATGCTCGAGCATTTCCATCGTTATCTGTAGGTAATGTATCTAATTTAGATTCTGTTCAAAGAGCTACTCATCGTGCTTATCACAAAATGTTAAAGAATCAAGCAGTACTCTTAAGAACAAATCCTAGAACAGATATTGAAGTTGGAAAAATGCTTAATTTACATATTAAAAGAATGAAACCAAATATGGATGAAAATTTAGATTCTGATCCAGTTAATTCCGGAAGTTATTTGTGCTCTGCAATTAAGCACGTAATTGAAGGATCAAAATATACCTTGAACGTTGAAGCAGTACGTTCAGGAATTAATAATGAGGTGAGTGTATGATTTACTTTGGTACTGTTGAAGACAGATTAGATCCAAAAAAGATGGGAAGAGTTAAAGTCCGAATTATGGGCGTTCACTCTCCCAATTTATCAGAAGTACCAACTGATAGTTTACCTTGGGCTACGGTGATGACACCTACAACTTCGCCTTCAACTTCAGGTGTAGGACATACTCCATATTTAGTAAGTGGCTCATGGGTTGTAGTTGTATTTAACGATAAAAACTTACAAGATCCAATTGTGATCGGATCTATTCCTGGTTATCCCGAAGAAAGACGTTCACGAAACGTTGGATTTGCTGATCCTTCTGGCCAATTTCCAAGATGGACTAATGATAGTGATTTATCATATAGTGCACGTCAAAATAAATTTAGATCAAGCGCTCATTACACTCAAAAGAATGATGAGCGTTTAGAAGATATTTCTGTTGCTGCTCCTCCAAGAGTTACAACAGTAGCTGCTGACCAAGCTGATGAATATTATAACCCAACACCTTGGTCCGAAGTAGAAGCATCAAATAATCATATTCCTACTTACCCAATGAATCATGTATATGAATCAGAATCGGGTCATGTTATAGAAGTAGATGATACACCAGGAGCTCGGCGTAGACATACATATCATCCATCTGGTACATACGAAGAAATATATGATGATGGTACACGTTCAATTAAAATCGTTGGTAAAGATTATGAGATGATTTTAAATGGTAAGAACATGTATGTAAATGGAGATCTTAATGTAACATGTACTGGTAATATGAGACATTTGGTTGAAGGTAATTATCATTTAGAAGTTCAAAAAGATTTTACTCTTGCTGTACAAGGATCAATGCAACAAAAGGTTGGTGGTAACTGGGAAGGTGAAATCATTAAAGATCGCTCATTTACAATTGGTAATAATGATAACCTTACTGTTCATATCGACCAAGTCGAAACCATTGTGGGTAATAAGACAGTAAGTGTACAAAAGGATTGGGAAAACACAATCACACAGAATTACGATGTTACTTCATTTGCAAACATTACTCAATTCTCGAAGAGCGGTACGAGTGCAACTACATTAGGTGGTTATAATGTAACGTCACAAAATAATATTAAGATTGAATCACCATCAAGCTTAAACTTAACAATTCAAACAGATGTTACTGAAAGTATTGGTGGTAATCAAACAACGACCGTTACGGGTAATATTGATATTAATGCTACACGTATTGATCTAAACTAAGGGCTAACAAATGAGTTGCGGAAATAATCCATTATTAGATGCGGCCAAAGGGCTAAAAGAT